AAAAAACTCAGGTAGAGTTTCTGACGTCATTAACTGAGTTAATGGAGTCATTAACCGGGTTTCTTCCGTCATTAACTCCATAAATTCCGTCATTAATCGAGTTTCTGACGTCATTAACCCATATTGTAAAAAACTCAGGTAGAGTTTCTGACGTCATTAACTGAGTTAATGGAGTCATTAACCGGGTTTCTTCCGTCATTAACTCCATAAATTCCGTCATTAATTTATTGACTTTCATTAAAAATCTCTTCACGAATAGCCTTAATCTCTTCTTTTGTAGGTTTTCTTTTTAGCTTTTTCTCCAATTTTGTAAGCCTACTTAAAAAATCTTCATACCCAAAATCACTATAAATATTCAAAGCTTTTTCTCCTTTCTTTAAAGCATACTGAACAAAATCCTTACCCCTCTCAACAAGATTACCAGATAAGGTACTTTTTTGAAACAGCGGTAAAAATTCCGATTCATAAAATTCAGTTCGGCCAAGCTGTCCTGTAAACAAATCCTTAGTCTTAAAAGTCTTTTCAAGAATAATATTGCCAAAATCTTTAGCTAAATTTTTATCAGTAGTCCAAGATTCAGTAGCCCTAACATGATAATTAAAAGTCTTAGAAGCGTTAGGTATCGAATCTATACTTTTATCGATAATTCCACGATATAGTTTAACCTCTTTTACATCAAAAACATTTAAAAGTTTTTGCGTCCTCATATATTCTTTTATTGTATCTTTAGTGTAGGCATTATCCACAATTACATCATCAAAAATCTCAGCATATCTCGGGAAGGTCTTTTTTAAAATAGCCCTACTCTGACCTTTACTTATTTTTAACATTTCAAGACTTTTCTGTATTCTTAAACCCGGCTCAGAAGTGGCAGACATTATCCAATGGTCAATATCTTTTGAGATAGCCGTACTATTTCCATAGAGTGTGCTATCAAGTTCTTTCAATAATTTATAATATTTCCTATCTGACTTTAATAAATTAAAATCCTTAACATTTGTAGTCCAGTCAGGATAACTCTTTTTAAGACCAGCAATTTTATCAGCATTCTTAGAAAAAAAAGTGTCTAAATCCCTTACAGTCCTCTCAGCCTGTCGCTTTCCCAAAACATCTTCAACGACCTTTTTTTCAACTCCATATTCTTTAAACATTTCATCCAATGTTTTTACCTTATCTCCTTCAGGCTGTTTAACAACAATTAAATCCCCTTCATAAAAATAACTTTTACCCTCAGGTGCTGCCATGTTCTCAGGCATGATAAAAGGGACAACCCGGCAACGGCAATTATGTACGGCAATATCATGAGCAATATAACTTTCATCATCTTCAACAGAAAAATTATATAACCTAACTTTCTTTTTAAGTTGTCTTCTTTCAATACTTATAATTTCTAAAAAACCTTGCCTATATTCACCTTTATGATTACTAACCAATCTTTTAATTTTTTCTTCACACCCTTTAATATCTTTATTTATTTCAATTTCACTCAACCGTAAAACATTAATTCCTAAACCTTTCATTCGTGCATCTCTTATTCTATCTTTCTTTTTTGCTATTTTAGAATTATGCCAATAAATTCCATCACACTCAATTACTATATTAAAATCAGGAAGATAAAAATCTGCTACATATTCTAATATCGGATATTGAAATTCAAATACTATATTCAGATTTCTTAGTAGTTTACCAATTCTTTTTTCAATTTCTGTAACTTTACCTGCTTTTAACTCAGCATGTAATTTTTGCATTAACTCTCTATATTTAGGTTTCAATTTATTCCACCTTTTAGGATTAACCTTCATCCAATGATTTTCACCTGTTTGTTTTTTTGAGATATCTGATAAATGCCAGCTACCTTCCTTTATCAATTCTCGCATTTTTTTATTAGCTTTTTCTGTTTGTTTATATCTATCACGTTTCTCATTTTGGTATTGCTCAATATTTGCTTGAGATACTCCCCTACACATCCTTCTTCTCATTTCTTCATTCTGCCACTGTTTGGTAGTTTTACAACTTTGCGAACAGGTAGGACTATCCGTTTTTAAAGGGATAGGATTTCCACATACTCCACATTTTTTATTTGAAATAAATACAAGTTTATCTTTTTCAATTATATTTTGAGCTTGAATCCAACCTCTATCTGTTAATATTCTATGATTTGGAGTAACTGTTATTTTTTTCCCAAATTTAGTTTTAATTCTTATTACTTCACCATCATATTGTCTCCTATCAGAAACTTTTACAACTCTTTTAAATCTCCCTTTATGAGTTAAAACCATATCCCCAACTTGTATATCTCCTATACGCTTATAGCCTTCTAAAGTATAGATAGGAACTTGATAATCTATAAAGCAATTAATCCATTCCTCAATAGGCCCACTCCTATCCCCGGGATATGCAAGGCCGTTAGAAAAACTATCGCCAGTCCTTGCAATCTGCCCATGGAGTTCAGTATGGTCAGCCTCATCAGTAGGTTCATTTCCACGAACCCTTTCATCCTCAGCAGTCCACCATTGTTCATACTGTATACCCAAGTCCTGAACCGTAAGATGTGCCCCTTCATTTTGATGAGAATTAATTTCAGTCCGGGCAATCCTTTTAAGCTCATAACCCCTCATGCTATCAAACTTACTGGAAAGCTCCCTTGCCGTCTCATCAATTCCTAAGCCCTTTTCATAGCTACCCCTTAGGTTATCCATAACATCCCCGGTCATCCGCTCAAGGGTATGCTGGCTTGCTTCAAAAGCGTGTTTCGCAATCAAGTCAGAATAGGTCTTAGAGAATTCAGTAATAGGAAACCCGATTTGTGAAAGTGCTTTTGACCTACCCATATTAGCAGACTGGACAGCAGAATCGCCAAAGATAGAACCCAAATCATTTTTAAGTTTTGCAAACTCCGCACTTACAATCCTCATCTGACTCTCATTGAGCTTTCTACCCATAACGACTGCCCTTGCCTTAGCGAATGTTCCATCAAACAATGCCTGAAGCTTTTTAGTCATTTCCCTTTCAGCTTTTATCTGCCAGGGTGCAAGGTCTTTATACACCGCAAGCTCATCCAAGAACCTGTTAATCTCCCGGACATAATCAATTTCCAGCATCAACCGCCCCCTCAATAATACCTATAATGTCATCTGAGTCGCTGTTCTTTATAGCCCTATCAAGTAGCCTTGCCTTAAAGTTCTTCAGGCCATTCTGCAAATCCCCTACATTTACAAAATCCCCGGACATAGGCGTACCCTTCACGAACCTCACATCCATAATGGGGTCATCGTCTTCTTCCAATCCATATTTATCACTATACAGCTGGATGATACCCCTTATTGTAATAGCACCATGCTCAAACAAGAAAGCCACCATATCTTTTTCATGTGCTTCATCCTTAGTATCGATTTCTGCAAGCTCAAAAGAATAATCCTTAGTATCAAAACCATTTTCATGCCAAATAACTTCCTGATTAAAGAGCTGTTCCACAACAATCTGCCTCGGCTCTATTATCGAAGCCTTATAAATCTCCGTAGCCTCCTTAGCAAAGTTACCTCCAAGACTACCTCCTTCCACCACTCCAATCCTGTAGGCCGGGACACCATGAGCAATAATAACCTCATCCCGGTTGTCTTTCCTGTAAAGCCTGAAAGAAGCTTCCTTAATATCAACAGACAATGGCTTTATGTCCACCTTCACATCATTAGCAGAACCGTTCGTAGGGATAGTCATGACAAGAGTAGAGTGAGGATAGTCAGCAAGGTTTTTGAAGTGTTCCTCTATGGAGTTTTCAAGGTCAGTTTTTCCGTCTGAATCTACATCCCCAAGGTCAAAGTTTCCTGTAATAAATACCGCATAAGCAGGCACTCCATAATTAGAGAAGAAGGATATGTTATAATCCCTTCTCGAAATATCCCCATAGACAGTACCAATAGCCGGGAATATACAGGGCAGTCCGTAATAATCCGACCTTGAAGAATAATCGCTGTTCCAGAGCACCTCAGTAGCCCTGCGTTCAGGAGAAAGAGTGCCAAGCTCCGATTCCTCACCTGTCTTGCAATCCACATCCTTCTCATAATTTATCAGTTTAAACCAGACCTTTTTACTGCCTCTTATCTGACAAAACTTATTACCGCTTTCATGAATCCTTATAGTATGAGCAGGAATATGATGTAACTTATTCGGTTTCCCGGACGGGACATTACCGACCCTTGTCATCTCAAGAGCACCATAACCGACAGCCTCATAATCCTTCTGCATTCTTGATAAAAGAATAGTAATGGGAGGACTCTGGTTGTTAAAGAATTCATTAATTTCATCTCCAATAGATTTATTGGGATTATCCACATTGGCCTTAAGAAGAAAGCCAAGTCCTGCAGTATCACGTGCCTTTGCTTCACAGCACCGGGCGTGGAAAGTATTAACCTCAAGTAATTGATTAAAAGTATCGGGAGAAAGAACAGGTTGAACAAGTCCTTTGGAATAGCTTGCAGAAAACCTATCCTTTATCTGTTTGGAATCCGATGACTTCAAGGCAAAAGCATCAAGCTGTTGCTGTCTTACAGTTTTACCCTTATTGGTAACATAGCAGAAAGGCTTAGAAGTATGCTTAACAGGTGTATTCTTTACGCTTACTTTCTTAGCGACTGCCGTAGTCTTAGATGATTTCCCCGGACTCTTTTTGCTCCTATATTTTTTCATATATTGACGCTGGTATTCTTTCCTATCAAAACCCATTCAGACCTCCTGTTAGACTGTTAGACTTTTACGTTAGACTTTTACGTTAGACACACTATACACCAATCAGGCTTATCTTCCAAGACTTGATACCTTTATGACGGCCCGGCCACCTTTCGCCTTAGAATGAGTACCATATCTACCAGCATCGCAGAAGTGGTCATTATCAGAAACGACTGAATCTATAACGTTGCCATATTTATCCTCTTTCCATTTATAACTCTGCATCTCCTTTATCCCATTTACAGAGTTTTTGGTAATACCCTCAAGCTTAGTCTTAACAAGGTCAATGCCATCATTGGTCTTTCCCTTAAGGCAGGGCTTTATGTTAAAACCATGCTTATAGATTTCTTCTATCCGGGCAGGCTCACTACTGTCAGCATAAATCTCAAGCTTTTTCCTATCCCGCTCAGGAATAATCTTGTCAAGAGTAGTGATAAGCTGAGGGTTTGTCATGCCGCTCACATAAAGCTGTTCTTCCCATATCACACGGCCTGTCTTAAGCCAATATATCTTCACTAAAGCCGTAGGGTCATTATATCCAAAGTCCAATCCATAACTAATCTCTTTGACGTTTTCAGGCTTAGGGAAATCCACGACTTTAAAATCAGGATAGACCCTGTTCTGAAGTATTCCCCATTTACCCTCTCCGTAGATTCTCCATAAATTGATATCAATATCCTTAAGCCTCTGTATTCTACTGACATCTGTTTCGGTAGCAAAAGGATTATCTCTATAAGTAGATTCATGTATAGCAGTATTTTCGTCAGGCTTATCTACCACTTCTTTCTTAATCCAATGAGTAGCGTCTACCGGGTTGCAACTGCAAAACATCTGATTGATAGAATCGGTCTTCCTTCTCATAGTGATATCAAGGTCGATAAATTCCCGGTAGCTGAATTCCGTAGCCTCTTCAAGCCAAATATAATTAGCGTGTTCAATGGACTTTACCTTAGCGACATCATCCAATCCCTTAAACATGAACGAGTTATTTCTGCCATCAATACTATAAACCTCATTTCTTGTTTTGTTCTGGTCGTAAGGCAGGTTATACATATCGAGTAAATCCAATATCAGCCTCAGGCAACTATCCCATACGGCCGGGCCGGTAGCCCTCAGGACAAGAATCCTTTTATTGTTTTCTTTAAAAAATTTATTTACCAAAAGATGAAGGGCAATAGACCAGCTTTTAGAAGAGTTCCTTCCACCAATAAGGAAGTTAATCCTATGCCGGCTATTCATAAGCCATTCAAAAATACCACTTGCTTCAATATTTACGTCCATATTATTTGATTATTTTAACATTGATATTGATAGGTTCGTTAGTTTCTCCATGCCTGTCTACAACCCTCCTGCTCCACCTTTCCGGGAATCTTCTTTCCAGCCTCCATGCAGATATAACCCAATTATTCTTAGACATATTATCAAGGTTGCTGACATCATTGGCTTCGGAGAAGGCCATTGCCTGATTTACTTTCTGGTAAAATTCATAAAACCTTTCATCATCCTTGTCAGGCTCCTTGCCATCATCCTTAGCCTGTTCATATCTCGCACCTCTCTTAAGCCAAGCGTAAAGGGTGGTCTTTGAAATGCCTGCAAGAGCTGAAGCCGTTTCAATGTAGTTACCTCCCTGTATAGCCCCTACAATTATATCCTCAATTTCATCATTGAGCTTATAATTACCCTTATTGGATGGGACATATTTTTTCTTTTTAGCAGGGCTTTTATTTTCAGTATCTCCTGTTATCTGCTTTACCATTATTTTGTCTTGCTTTTTACAGGCTTCCAACCTTTATTAAAATCATCCCCGGAAGCTCTAACAGTCATCCCGGAATTATCATAGAGCCTTTCAACCTCATCTTTTTCCATCTGCAATATCTTAATCAAATCCTCTTTACTATAACCGCTGTCAATAAGCTCCCTGACAACATCAGCCATTTTAAGCACAAGGTGTGAGCCCCTGAACCTGTTATGCTGAATAGTAGCAATCATCTGCTTTTTCTTATCAACCTTTTTGGAGAACATAACAACAGGAACCTTGCCCCCGGTCATCTCCAAAATCTCCTTATCCGCAGATACGGTATACCTGTGAAAACCATCAACTATTTCATAGTCGGGCTTTACCACTATAGGCTGTGTCCAGCCCACCATTTTTATAGACAGCTTAAGGCCTGCAAGCTCACGTGGATAAACCTTATTAGGATTATAGTTATTGGGCCTCAGCTTTTCCCTATCAACCCATTGAACATTATTTAAAGGTTGATTTTCTATGCCGTTAACTGGATTTATTTTTTCCACTTGATTCTCCCCTGTATTCCTTTAATATATCTCCCCGGGATTTTGCGTTTGGCAATCTCCGGGATTTAAAATCTCCCCTAATAGCAATCATATAAAGATATTTCCAACCTATCCCGGTTTCAGGATGAGGCTCTTCAGTTATATCATCAGAAACCTTCTTATAATGGATTTTAATATAAGTCCTTATCTTCTTTGCCACAAGTTCCCTCTGATGAGCAGGAAACTTTTTAACCTCCTGTTTTATAGCCTCTTCCCATGAAAGCTCACTCGGCTTATCAGGTAAGCCCGAGAACCCATAGAGTTGGGTTTTGGCATAAAGGGCCGCAGTAGAAGAACCCGGTACCCGGTTATACATCTTTTCCCATAATTCAGGAAAGCAAACCTTGAACATCCACAGGTTATTTAAAGGCTCAGCCCCATATGGAGGGGCACACCTCTGCTGATAAGGGGTAAGCCCGGCCTTATCCATAACATCATAGGCCCGGTTATAATCCCATCCAAATTTCTTAGGTGCTGTCCAGACATCAGCAGTCTTCCAATCATAGATAGGATAAACCTTATAGATATTACCTTTCTTCTTTCTCTTATCAGGCTCCCAGATATCATTATCATAAATTATAAAATTATCCTTTTCCCTCCTGACAACAGCCCTGTATCTGGTCATTGATTCCTCAGCCCTGATACCCATGATTACCCCGGTATTGCCATATTCCTCAACAGGAAACATATGACCGCCAAGGTCTGCAAAAGTCATCCTGAACTTAGGATTGCTATAATCATATCCCTTAAGCTCAGTTATTGCTTCAGGGGGTAAGGGCCTCGCCCATTTCTCCTTATCTTCCGGAGCCCATGGGTACCATTCAGGTGATTCCTTACTACAGGCATTCGTGCATTTACAGGGCATACAATACCAGCGAAGCTCTATGCCCTTTTCCTTAGATACCCTCCTGACATATTCCTCAGTCTGGTACGGTATACATTCTTCATCATAGTGATAAACGATAAGCGGTAACTTATTCCTTTCCCGGGCAACCTCAAGTGCAAGATTAAGACAAACGGTGGAATCTTTGCCGCCACTAAAAGCAATGGCGATAGAATCCATCAAGTCATAAGCCCGGTTAATCCGTTCAATGGCAAGTTCATAGACATTCTTATCGGTTTCTATCCTGCCTAAGCCCTGCCTCATTCTCCTGACTTTAACTTCTGCCATGATTATTCCTTTACGAGTTCATTATATTTGTTAGTAGCAAAATCCTCTACCTTAAGCCAGTCCGGGAGAGTTCCTTCAAGTTCCCTCAAGGAATCTACCCAATACTGATGGTCCTCCAATACCACCATACCATTCTCAGTAAAGAAGTAATCGGGTATATATTCCTTATCAACACCAGTATATTGTGAGACAATCTCCTTAGCTTCCTCCTGATTTTCCTCTATCCAGTTTATAGACTTTGCAATGGCCGTAACGTATTTAGTAGCCGTATCTTCATTATGCTTAGCCCATACTGAATTCAGGAATATAGTGCAAACCTGTCTTTCTCCATAAACATCAAAGCCATTAAACAGTTGCGTCACTTCATCTCCATAAGTCTGGATAAGGTGCTCATTGTATGGAACCATAAGCCCGGCAATATCCACTTCTCCATTCACAAGGGCAGGCTCCTGAGAGCTGAAAGGCAACAGGACAAACTCAATATCATCAACCGATATGCCATTCTGGTCAAGGTAAATCCTTGTAGTATAATCAAAGGATGAACGAACCAGATTTATAGCGTACTTTTTACCCACCACATCTTCTATGCTCTCTATCCCAGAGTCAGCCATGACATACCATTCCTGCAGGGGAGCTTTTTCGAAAGTAGTCTGGATGTCCACCACAGAAACGATAGGCAA